AAACAATGTAGTTCTACCTGCTAAGGTTGACAAACTAAAAGTAGATTCACCACCTACCGCAGTATAATAAACAATATCAGGAGCAGAGTAACCCGATGATGAGTTAACGTATTTGCTAGTTTCAGGTATGTAAGCGTTGCCTAAATAAATCGGGCAGCTATACGCTTTTTCCTCAGGAAAAATAATATCTAATCCGCTACCATAATTCAAGTATTCAAAATAGAGTGTATAATTTTCCTGCAAATACTTTATTAATCTTGTCTTGTAAAACTCTGCTAAACTCAAATACTTTTGCTCAATCAATTCTAAATCCGCTCTGCTCGGCGGTGCTGATTCCTCTGATGTTTTCTGTAAAAATCCTTTGCTAAATAATTGGAAGCCCATTGTCATCGGTAACATACTCATAGTGTACCAAATCAAACAATCGGTAATATAATCATTAAGCAAAATAACCTCATTTGCATTTAGGTTATTAGCCACAACACCACTCTGCAAACGTGTGTATAATTTGCTACCTAATGCAGGTTGAATATACATATCGCCTGCAACCTTTACCATAGGGAAAATCTGTTTGCCATCAATTTGATTTGATGCGCCAGTCCTTTCCTTAAAAGTTTGCTCCGTAATAAATAGGATATTTTTACTCATCTTTCTTTTTCATTAATTTAGATGTCCAACGATGCCTGCAATATTCGCGATGTTCTCCGTTTGGTTGTGTATACCATCCGCCTCTGCGATCCCAAACACTATAACCAACACGTTCTGATATGCTTTCTATATCGCTCCTGCTCCACGTCTTACGTTTACTCAACTCTAACAACTTAGCGCAAAATGGTCTATTTCTGCTATCCTCAGGCCCTTCGTATGAATAACGAATAACTAAGGTTGTAACTTTGCTTTTTTTACCAGGCAACTCTGATGCAGGTTTTAATACCTCATACACAGGCTCAGCGTTTATTTTAGATGGTATTGCCTTTATTATATTTCTTTCAAGGAAATCGTTAATAATATCAATAACCAAATCTGTGTCTAATTTCAAAGTTCTTGCGATAATGATAGGAGTTATATTCTTATCCTTTGTTATCAATGTCAAAACATCTGCCTGAGCCTGATTTAAATTGTCTGCGAAATACTCACGATAACTTTCGCGTGCTACCTCACTATAATTTTTTTTTTCCTCACCACAGTTTTCAAACTCCAAAATCAAACGCTCATCTTCAGTTAAAGAAAACTTTTGCACCTCATCCTCTGTTAAAGGATTATCATCTATTCCTAAAAAAGTATCTATATCTGAATCAGAAAAACCAAATCCATTCTTTAACATCAATGATGCTTGCGCTTTGCTTAGTTTGCCATTACCGAACTGCCTAACAATGCGCATAACATTTTGGTATTGTCTGCCTGTTAGATTTTTTAACGCATCATTAGATTTAACTTCTACATTTTGTACAGGTATTTCCTCAGCAACTGCTACCGCACCATCTGATGTAACCTGCCCTGCGTTTAATGGCTCACGCCCCATTAATTCCCTAATTTCATTCTGTGTTAAATTAGCTGCCATAATTGCCTCGCTAAATTCAAACTTTAACGGCTCAACAGGTTGTAAATAAAATTCTCCCTGCTCGCCTTTCAGATTTCTAAACTGAGTAAAAACATCGTTATACTCTGCCTGCCTTTCCTGAACGTACACATTATTGAAAACTTCGTATGCCTCACGTATTTCGTTTCTACTGCCTAATTGCCCATCAACTTTAACGCCAAACAATGTAGGAGATACAACCTGATGGCAAATCATTATTTCGTTTGTAATTAGGTTATTAATGTTTGTAAAATCCTCTTTTGTGAGCATTGTATTACCGAGATTCACAATCTCAGCAGCGTTATCTTTGCTCTTATTGAACATTATAACTAAACGCTTACCTTCATCGCCTGTAAACTTTTTTAATAACCCTCTTTCAACTTCGCCCTTATGTTCCTCATTTACAGGATCGCCATTGTTAAGATTGATTAACGTGCTACCAACAAAACCCTGATTCGCGTTACCAAGAATGTGTCTGCTAACCTTTATATCAGATTCAATGTAATTTAATCCTTGATAGTATGAAGGCAATGGATAAATTTCACTTAATGGGTTATACTCACGATTAAAATAAATTTGTGAACCATATTTATCATTCATATTAAACGCAGGATATTCGCGAGGTTTTTCTTTGAAATCGCTCCAATCGTTTTTAACGTAATACAAACTCAAATCTTTGTTAACCCTAACCTTTGCAAAATCTATATGATAAACCTCTGCAATCTGCCCTATGCGATTCCAAATAACCTGTAAATAATAACCACGATATAACTCATCATCCTTAATGCATTTCTTTACTATCTGATTCCACGTTTCACCTCTGCTATTTGCAGTTCCTGCTACCTCAAAACCTTTGCCGTAAATGTATGTACATTTGCTTTTAACTATCGCTCCGTGTTTAGGCGATTCGTTGTAAAGAGATAACAGATAATTAGGGTAATCATTGTTTTTACCAAATTCAACATACGAATATTTACCCTTCTTTTCCTCAAATTTAGGTTGTTGTGCGTGGTCAAACTTAATGACTATATGTTTGTAATTATCCATTATATGTTACAAAAGTATTATTTTGTCCTGAATATTTTGTTGGCTCAAAACCACTCGCAGCACTAAGATACATTAATCCAGTTTCAACAGGTATAGAATCTGTATCTATTGTGTTAATATTATTTGTTGGTGTTTGATACGCTTTGTAAGTCCAAAACCCTAACTCAGAATTAGCAAAGTATGTATTAACAACCAAACTCATTTTCATATATCTATCCGTCGTGCTTATGTCATTAAACATAAAAGAAACAACCTCCTGAGTTATTCTATTGGTAAAAAATAAACCAACAAAATTAGCAGGGTTATCTAAGTTTTCTTTTGCCGTAATGTAGATAGGTGTTGTTTGACCTTTTGCGATTACTATCATAATTAAAAAACCTCCGACTTTTAATCGGTCGGAGGCATTTCTATTTTGATTTAAGGAGTGTTAAGTTCCCGGTGTTTCTAGTGTTGCTGCGATATTTGCAGGAACTACTAAGAAATCTTCTCTTTCCTGTGATGAGAAGGTTAGTAAATAACCATTCCGATCTGCTAGTGCAGTACCACTACCTGCCTCTGTTGTTTCTAATTGCAAACCAAATTCTTTGCCATACATTCTAAAGGTTCCATCGCCTTCTTTAAGAACAAATGTTAAACGATTTTTTGCCAAAGTTGTAACGATATTTCTAACGTCTGCACTACGACTATTTATAGGGAAAATTACCTGATGTGTGTAAAAGAATGTTCCGTTTTCAATAGATGATGTAATTCCATTTCCTGCTGATGCAGTGGCACGAGGAACCTCAAACTTCCAAAAGCGTTTGCCTGAATTTTTTGTAAGAGCAGATACAACACCTGATGCAGATGTTACACGGCTATTACCTGATGCGTCATACAACGCAGAATTTTCTATAAGATAAACGACCTCAACACCGCCAACTGAATCACGGCATTCTATCGCATATCCTGATGTAACTACACAACTCATATTTTTTAGATTTATGAAAAAAAAGGTGGTGTTTATTTCACCACCCTTTTATTCAGTTATTGAATTTTATTAGATTGCTGCTTTAAACTTAACGCACTCGTTAGTGAACGCTACGTTAACACCAATTTTGAAAGAAACTTTGCTACGGATCTCATCGTTATCCTCTGAATACCAAAGGCGATAATTTTGCTCCTCTCCTTCCAAATCTACTGCCATTGCGATGTTAGATACACTTAGTGCGTAAGCATCTCCTGTTCCGTTCAATCCATTTACAGGAACAACTTCAATGTTAGTACCAGGCAAGATGAATGATTGAGCATTTACATCTTGAGGATTGTATGAGAATAAATTCAACGCTCTGTAAGCAAGGATTAGCAAACGATACCAATCATATCCGCACATAATCTTTACATCTCCTTTTGCCATTACTGCAGCAGGAATTGCTTTGTAGATACCCTCAGTCGCAGCAACTACGTTAGATTGAGTGATTGTTGTGATTGTTGCAACACCTGTAAAACCTGATACGTTAGCATCAACAGGAGAACCGCCATCAATCAAAGAAATCAAACCATCAAATTTGTTTAGGTTGCCATCGCCTGATGCGGTTGTACCTTGCCAAATTGCAGTTTCAAGTTGTGCAGCGATACGTGCATTTTTCTTTTCTAGATAAGCAGCCAAGAAATCAGCATTGCCGAAATCTGTGTAAGTGCTACCTGCTTTCAAAGCCTCAGCAGTAAATTTCGCCTCAAAGTTCTTAGGGCAAATTGTTTCGCTAATCATAATTTTACCCGGTGTAATTGTACGCTGAGTAAAGGTTGTAGTTCCTGATGGATTGTAACCACAAGCATCTGTTTGAAAGAATGCATCGGTGTCCATCAAAGGAATTGCAACAGGCCCTTTTGCGCCAGGAATAACA